TCATTATTGATATAACTTGCACAGTTGGCATCCACAATATTTTAGAAGTTGATAAATTAATTGCATGGCAAAAAACTAATTTATCAACCAATGCGCAAGGAGATCCAGTAGGTCTTAATTTTCAAATGGCTGGCCCAATCAGCCACGGTGGAACTGTACTAAAATTAAATACTATCAGTAAAAATCTTGCCACATGCATATTACCGCAATTAATTGAAATAAAAAAATACGGCATCTGGTCAGCCATTGAGAATAGCTTATTAAATGCCAACGGTAATGACTTGTGGGTTGAGTACTTAGATGAACTGTCTGCTCGACGACATATTAACTGGAAAGATCAGTTACCAACATTGGCAGAATCATTGAGAATTTCTTAAATTATCAAAACAAATTAACAAGTTCTGGCAGATAGTCTTTGATTAAGATATTCTTTGAAGAATCTTGTAATTTGATATTTTCCAACATTAAATTAAAATTTTGTTGGTCTTGGTCTGTGTGTACTGCCCCCACAAACATGTTATAGTCCATTGGTCTGAGCTTTTCTTTAAGCACTTGTTTGATGTCTGCGGACAAGGCTCTCGGTTGTAACCATTTTGGATTATAAATTGGATTTACAGAATATACTATATTATTTTGGTCAAACCATTTTTTTGTTTGGTTATGGTACAGCACATTCAAGTTACTTAATGTGTAATTTGAACTAACATTTTTTGAAATTTCTTTAAAGAATTGAAGATTTTGGTTCAGCTGGTCCCATTTCAATGGAAATCTGAGATACTCGAACACAGGTCCGACTCCGTCGATACTGAGAGAAAAATTAAGATTTTTAAATTTTGACAGTATTCTTTTTTGTTTATCTGACAGTACAACACTTCCGTTTGTTATCATACTTACAAATAGTTGATCGTTACCTGTATCAATTAAATGTTCTAATAATTCGAAGTTTTTCTTTTCGTACAGCGGTTCACCACCTAGCAAACTTAGCATTTTTAATTCTTTAAAATCTACATCTTGTTTGATTTTTTCTATGTCAATGAATTTGTATTTTTTAATTGGTATAGTTGGGTCTGTCTGACGATCGAGTTGTGCCCAACTACTACTGGCTCCGGCGCCACAGCTTACACAGGTAGCATTACAGGTGTAACTGGTTGTTAATTTTAGTATGCGGGTAGGAGTAATACCGTGTGTGGCATCTTGTATGATTTTTGTTAAGTCTTTATCCCAATAAAAATCTAAAGATTTGTTTTTAACCTGACGATCACTTTTTAAACCTTGATCTTCCAATGACCAGCATTTTTGACAAGCAGATGATCTTTGACCAGATAATAAATCTTTTTTAATTTCTTCAAGATTGTGATTCTTGGGCAATAAACAACAGGGTGTTTTGTTATTGTTATAATCAATTTCTTTACTAAACCACGGTAATACGCAAAATGTATCCATATTGTATTTACAGACAAACTATGTTATAATCAAATAAATAATATCAAAGGTCCTGAGCAAATTATGCAAAAGAAAACACGTAGCATTCTTGAAGAATTAGATGGTTTATACAATGATCGACATAAAGATCAGGATAAACGCTATATCATTGAAAGCCGAGCTGACCATGTTATAGCATCTGCTATAAGATTGATTGAACAAATCGAGTCATCATTTACGCCTGAGCAGTCAGAAAATCTAATTCGTAAACTGTTCAATGCTATGCGGGACAAAGACCCAAGTAAATTTACTAGAACAGTGAGAAGAACAAATGCAGATTCATGAGCTAACAAAACTTACCGAAGCAGGTGTTATGGATTATTTAAAAGCGGCTGTGAGCCGTGATCCTGCATTGGCAAACATGAGCTACGATCAAAAAATCAAAGCCATGCAAAACGACGAGTCAATGAAAAAGTTAGCACAAGTTGCCTCTCAAAATTGGATTAACAAAACTGTAAATCTGCAACGTGCTAATATGGGACAACCCATTAGTGATCAGGAATATACTGCTAACCTTACTGATTTTGTTAACAAAGTTATGCTAGGTGGTCAAATGAATCAACTTGACCCAACCAGCAAAGCCCGTGTAGATCAAGCCATTCAGTATGTTGCATCTAAGAAAAATACTCCCAAGGAGTTACCTGCGGCATTTCAGTCGTTGGCAGTTAGAACTAGTGCCGCACGTATGCAACAAAGACAACCCAAAGGTCAACGCGGCGGAAATAATCCTGCAAAGCCACCAGCAACAACACCAACAACAGCTACTACTCCAACAACAGCTACTACTCCAGCAACGCCACCGGCTACTACTCCAGCAACACCAACAACAGCTACTACTCCGGCAACGCCTGCTCAACCAACACCTGCACAAATTAGACAACAAAAGCAAGCGTCCGCTGCCACCACTGCACAACAACAAATGGCGCCTAATCCAACTACTACACCAGCACAAACACCTGCACAAATTAGACAACAAAAGCAAACCGCTGCCGCCGGTACCGCACAGCAACAAATGGCAAGCGGCACAACTCCAACGGCAACTCCTGCGTCTGCCCCGGCAGCACCAGTAAAACCAAATTCAAATGAGTTTGCAGAAAAGATTACCAAGATGTTTGATGAGTTTGCAGATGCTGATGGATCCACTGGCTCTCCAGCTGTGAGATCAGCCATACGAAATATGTGGATGCGCACAGGAGGTACTGACTTAAAAGAGAGTAGAGTCAAGAAAAAGAAAAAAACAACAGTGGTTGAATCTAAAGGTAAAAAATGATCAACAGGTTGCTAGAAGGCGGCAACGTGTTTAAAGATGCACAGGGTCAGCCATTAACACAGCGTATTAGTCAAGGTGATGTTCCAGCAACCATTAAATGGTTAGAAGGAGTCACAGGTCTTGATCTAAGCGACGACAAAGATCCATCCACTGGATATCCGCGACGCTGGTTGGGCAGTACAGGAAAAAAACCCACATCCGGAGACCTGGACCTTGCAGTTGATAGCAACGAAATCAGTAAACCACAGTTAAAAGCAAATCTAGACCAGTTCATTATTAAAATGAAACAAGACCCAAAAGAATGGGTAAAATTAAGCGGCGAAGCAGTACATTTTAAAACTCCTATTGCAGGAGACCCAACAAAAGGATTTGTGCAAACGGACTTTATGTTAATGCCCAATCTCAATTGGGGTACTTTTTGGTTAGGTGGAGGCGCCGGTTCAGAATACAAAGGCATGTATAGAAATGTCTTGATGAGTAGCGTGGCCAAAGCATTGGGACTCAAGGCCAGTGCCAAAGGAATCATTAGTCGTGCCACAGAAAATGTGTTAACTCTGGATCCTGATCAAGCGGCAAAAAGTTTACTTGGCCCCACAGCTACTGCCAAAGATCTAGCCACAGTTGAAAATATCTATGCCGCATTGTCTAAAGATCCTGACCGTGAAGCCAAGTTACAGGACTTTAGAGAATACCTAGCTAGGGACGGCCTTCAAGAGCCAGGGCAAGTGCAAGAAAGTGATGTAAGTTTTATTGCAAAACTTCGTGACAGAATTGTTAATCAAGGCATGCAACCCTTGGTTGAAGCCGACACAACAATGCCTGCCAAGAAAGATCCAAGAATTCCGCACCCCGAAGATGCTTTCTTTATGGGCAATAGCCAAGCCGCATCTCGAGCCATACAAGGCCTAGAAGCTGCCGCTAGCAATGACAAAAATATCACAATCAAATGGGACGGTAAACCTGCATTGGTCTTTGGGCGCTTGCCCAATGGACGTCTGTCTATAATGGACAAGTACATGTTCGACGCTGGCTATGCCGCACAAAGCCCTGAAGATTGGATCAAATACGATCAACAAAAGAAAAGTGGCAATTTAAGAACAGATTTATATCCTAAGTTAAAAGCTATTTGGCCAGGTCTAGATGCGGCTACTAAAGGTTCAGGATTTTACTGGGGCGATTTGTTGTGGGCAGGCCAGCTAACACCCACCAGCGGTGAATATCAGTTCAGACCCAATTTGGTTCAATATTCTATTCCAGCCAACAGCCCCGAAGGGCAAATTATCAATGGCAAGTCGGGAGGCATTGTTGTGCATCAACACTTTAACAAGCTGGGTGATAAAACAGCACAAGTATGGGACGGACAAGGATTAGAGAATGTACCGGGTGGAGTGGCTATATTAACACCGACCCTGGGTACAAAATTCAAACTGTCTAAGCCCAATCTTTCGGCGGCCAAAAAAGCAGTATCCGCATACGGCACAGCAGTA